CTCGCGACTGCGGAGGTAGCTTGCGCTTAACGACAATTAATCCCTTAAGGACCTCTAGTTATGGACTAGTTCCCTCTAACCAGACAGTTCTGGGTGTCAGCCAGGTGAGCCTTACAGTTGCTGCGAGGGGTCCCTCCTACGGAGTTCTCCCTCATAGCCCCGAGCACCGTTTTACAACGGTGACAGCTGTAACATCCTCCTCTAACCCTAGAGGATCTCAACTCTACCACCACGCGACGTCCAACGAACTCGCCGTAAGGCGTTTTCGGTAAACGTATGGATCGCTTCTCGGATAAGTTGTTCCTCACGGAACTTCCGTCCGGCGGCAGAGATAATTCTCATCCATTTCCCTTTGTTGGAATTCGTTGTTCCAGTAAACTGGATCAGTGGAATCCCTGGGACGTGTACTCCGAAGCATTCTTCTAACGCAAGTTGGAGAGCTGACATCGGAGCTGCAATAGCTTCCGTTGAAGGCTTGATAACAGGCACTTTTGAGAAGATGCCAGTGGCGGGAGATCTCTCTTCCTCCTTGGTAAAATAGTCCGACATTGGTTTCCCAAAGTCAGGAACTACTGTATCGCTAAGGTTAGATATATCAGCCCAAAGCTGAATCGCCTTAGTAAAGGGATTGAAGATTTCCTTACGGACCTTCATCCCAAGATACATCATAAAATTATGATCCACGTGCTTGATCTCTGTTTCCACAGATTTCAAGAGTTTACGTAACTCTAATAATATTTCAGCGTTTCTTTTAGAGAAACAAGCTAAAACATAGAGGACCGAGAATTTTGCATTCCTGTTAAGGTTTGCTCGACGTGGGTGTAGTGCTAAATACCCGGGTTTACCGTCATGAGACGAGTAGAATCCGGACATTAGTCTATCTAATTCTTCTCTTGGTGCTTTATCGGATGCGCCACTCTCTCCATAGAGTGGTAAATGGAGGTGATTGACAATGTACTCACACAATTGTGTGTCTATAGTTTCCCGAGATTTATCTCGGGTAAACTTGTACATGAAGTCAAGAGATGGAGCAGCGGCGATTCTCTTTAAGAGTCGCTCTCGCAGAGCTAATAATAGTTGCAAGGTAAAGACACGCATAAAGTGCTCAAGTCTGGATGGTTGATTCATAACTTTGGAAACCCCCGTATAGCCTTGCTGATGCAAGACTGGGAGTACCCAAGTTACTAAAGAATCTATTGTGATCTCTTTCCAGTTTTGGAAAGGATTCACTAAACAGAAACCAAACAGGCTTTTCAGCACTGCTGGTCGGAGCCCTGCCAACTCAGAGTGGAGAACTCTCCACTGTGCGTCGGTGGCTGCCTTCCTTAGGAGGGCAGATGCCTTGTCTCTTAGTGATGTGCCGAATCTAGTTAATATTCGTCGAGCAAATTCTAACCTTCCCGTCCAAGACTGAGCTTGAAGCTCTTCCTTGTATGAGAGAGGAGAGATGTTGCCCTCCGGCATGAAACGTTGATTGGCGAACTCAAAAACGTTCTTTTCAGAACGCAATGACTTCAGCATCCCTATAATAATAGAGAATGCCGAACATGAACTCACATAATTATCCGCAACTGCGGAGGATTTTGCGATGTCCACGTCATCACCTAGCACACGATAACTCGTGAACCACGTCTTATAGTCAGCCTTCCAGGCGGAAAACTGTACTAGTGCGTGGTGAACCATAGCCATTGATGCCCAAGAAGATAGAGCTCCCATGGGTTGTCCGGTATTATACCGAACAAAGCCACTGCCGTCAGGCAGTAGCCAATCTCTATCCGTTAAGACTTTAGCCCAGAGCTCAATGAGCTCACGGGCCTCAGAGTAACTCCCATCTTTAGTAATAAAGAGGGGAGTGAGCACTTCTTTATAGAGCGCCAGAGGGATTAAGTCGGTTGCGGATTTAAGATCGAAACTCCAATGCGGGCTTAAGCCCAATTTGAAGTATTCGTCTACCCGACCAGTTTGGTCGAAGGTAGCGTCGGTCTTGATTCCTCTCAACAGAGCAAATAAATGCTCGTGGATTGGTTTCATCGCAACTTGGGTCCAGTAGTCTGTAATAGCTACTACCCGGACTTTTCCCGCTGGTTCATCTATAGCATGTAACCGTCCCAAAATGGGAGCATGCGCGCCCTCTTTCTCATCATTCGGGTATCCCTCAGGTATACCTGTTGTGGAAAATCTGTCCCGCGTTCCCCAGAAGAATCTGGAGAACACAGGCTGACTACCCAACGGAGGTTTCTCCACTAAAGGTTGATCTATCTTAGCAAGGAGTTCAGCTAGAACTTCGGCTCGTGGTCTTCCAGTTTTCACTGAAATCCCACTTGCCTCTGCTTCAGCTTTCATCCGAGCTAGGACAGGGTTAACCTTTGGAGTTACCGGAGTATCCTTTGGTTCATTATTAGCCTCATCAGCAAATTGGAACTCTCTTGCTGCAGTATGCAGTAGGTTGAGTGCCTCTTTGTCACCATGCAAGGTAAACCAATTAGCGACATGGTTCTCCTTTTGGAGGATCCATGCTCGCGCGTCTCTACAGAGACCAGCCATGGCCGGTCCTGTGACGTTGGCACCTGCTGATGCGATAAGGTGAAATAATCCCGATTTGTACCGAAAGTAGGGTAAGGGAGTACCTAGGTGCCCTTCCAAACTCTTTGGCCAATGAAGGCGACAGAAAGTCTGGAATTCTTCCCAAAGTGGACCATCCATTACTGGATGAGGTTTACGGATCGTCTCAACAGAGAAATCTGGATGAGGCGCCTCAAGAGCTCTATAAAGATTTAGCACTGAAGCTAATATCCGAATAGGTTGCATCTTGCCCTTCCTTATCAGAAGGCGTAAATCTTTGTCCCATGAGCATGGTAAACCATGGCTCAGGCGGATTCCAATACCTAACGGAACGGTTGATTTGAGAGGGTTACCAGAAATATATGAGTACAGTACGAACAGCGATATCTTTAGATATTTGACTGCTTCCATCTGTCCATTATTTTGAAGTAACTTGATCAGGTGAAGTACAAGAGGTATAAAATACCTAGTGTATGTCCCAGGGTTCTTCACTTCTGCCCAATGTGCGAGTTGGGAAACCCACACATAGACAGTCCGAGCAATCGTCGAAGACGACTCGGTAGCCATTCCTGAACCTTCCTTCCTGTTGGCAAGGCGTGAAATCCGATTTCGGAGAGTAACAAATTGCTTCCACGAAGTTTTCGAAGCTTTCGACCACTTCGACTCAATCCTCACCCCCCAGGGGGAGTTTTGGGAAGAGTTATCGTTAGAATTAGAAGCTGAAGATGTAAG